AATATCAAAGTATTTTCATTTTCTCAATGTTCATAGGTAGTTCAGCGCATGCCTAATTCGTCCTTCATCCTCCTCTCTTCGTCCGTCACCAACTTATCATAGGGCATCTCCCCTCCTAGATGAACATCGGCCCACTTTATATACTCGTCATAATCCTGAGAGTTCTTGACTTGTTGGCGATGCGCTTTTATGTACGGATTATCTACGTACGGAAACAGCGAAAGGTAGAATGACCTTATGGTATAGCCAATACAAAAAATAATCAATAGAATTAGAATTAAGGCCAATAGTGATAAATTAAATTAGAAACAAACAGTTTGCAATGTAGCGAAATTTGACCACATGGAAGGTCATATATATATATACGGTGAAATCATTGCATATCAGGGAGATGATGCCGAGCAATATGGCATGGTTTCTCCTAAGAATGTCCTCAATCAACTCAAGTCTGTCGATAGCGCAGAATCCTTGACGGTACACATTAACTCTAATGGTGGAGACGTAGATGCTGGATTCGCAATCTACGACATACTGAAGGCATCGGGAAAACACATTACCACAATCATGGAGGGGCAATGTTACAGCATCGCAACTGTACCTCTAATGGCAGGTAGTGTAAGGCTAGCAACTTCTAACAGCTCATTGTTAATCCACAATCCTTGGACAATGGATGTTGGCGAAGCGAAGCAACTCAGAAAAACAGCCGATGACCTCGAAAAGATGGAGGCAAAGATGGCCAATTTCTACGCCACCACTACTGGCTCTTTATCAATTGATAATGCGAGATTGGAGATGGATAAAAATGAGGTCATGTCTTTGGAGAGAGCTAAAGAGATGGGATTCATAACGGATATAATCGACACCCTAAAGGCAGTCGCAAAGATTAACACACAAATAAAACAAGTAATGGCAGAAGAAAAAGAGGTAATCCACGCTCCGAAGGGGTTTATGGATAAGCTCAACGGCCTCTTTAACGGAGGTCATAATAGGGCGAAAGCCTTGGTCGTAAAAACGGCAACAGATGAGGACGTAGATTTCTTTGAACTTGAAGATGGCGAGCCAGCGTTAGGTGATAAAGCAACCGTTGCAGGTGAGCAAGCTGAAGGTGATGTGCTTATGTCAGATGGCCGCACGTTCACATTTGAAGGTGGCGAATTGGTTTCAATTGCTGATGCAGTTGAGGACGTTCCAGCAGACGAGCAGATGGTAGCGATGCAAGCAGAGATTGATAGGCTTACTGAAGAGCTATCTGGAGTGAGTGCGATGAAGCAAGAGATTGCTACAATGCAAGCATCAATGAAGGAACATGCAAAGACATTCAAGGGTCTCAAAGCTCTTGTATCTGGTGTTGCAGTAGAGGACAAACAAAAACAAAAATCTAAGGAAGAGCCGACAAGTATATTCGGGGATGCCTTCAAAACAAAGTAAAAAACAATGGCAATTACAACAGACGTATCGCCCATTTTATCAGCTATCTCAAAATTGAGCGATGCGGAGAAAGTGACGATGAATCAATTGATTTACAAGAAGTACGTAGAGGCTTCTTCAATCACAGAAATACATCCCATAATTGGTGGTGTTCAATGCAATACTCCTATCGCGAAAGCTGACAGGGGCAACAACTGGGAATACATGCAGTCCACGGCTGGTTTGGCTTCTCAATGTGAAGATACAGATGACACAATTAGTATCACATATTCTACTAAATTGTGGAATCCAGTACCATACGCAGCTAGTCCAGAGATTTGTTTCTTGAACATAGATTGCGCTATCAAGGATTATTTCAAAAGCGAAGGTTGTTCTATGGCAGATGCCACAGGAACGCAATATGCCGATGCGATACTATCCGTAATAGGTGAGAACATAGCACGTTCACATTGGATTAAGACTTGGTTTGCAGACACATCCGCAACGAATACATCTTTCAATGGACACGATGGTTTGTTTGTTCAAATGTTGGCAGTAGCTACAGTTGTCAACACAGCCCAGAGACGTGAGATTACAGAGAACGCAGAAGCTACTAAAGCTGCACAACTAGCACTAGGCGCAACTGCTGCACTTGACACATTCCAATGGATGTTCGACAATCAGCCAGACCACCTTTTCGGTAATCCTGATTTGATGATTCTTGCATCTAGGACTCTTTGCAAAAACTACTTGAAATGGCTTCAGGTAAACAAGCAAGTTGATTGCTGCGAGCGTGACCCATTGACGGGTGTTTACAACATAAACAACCTATCTATCTATGGTATTAAAATTGTCATGGTTAAGGAGTGGGATGAGATAATCCTTCACGTTGCTGACTTCGATGATGGTACTGTGTATGATGCGCCTCACAGAGCTGTATTGACCTATGGAGCTAACATTCCAATCGGTACATGTTCCACAGATGAGTTGGATGCGTTTGACGTTAAATATAACGACTACACGCAGAAGACGAAATTTGTCACTAGGTACACTTTCGATGCGAAAGTAATCGAGGATGCTGACTTCCTATTAGCTTATTGAGATATGGCAACATGTGGTAATATATTCGCAAATTTAAGTATTAGCTGCACCGACAAACCTACGGGTGGACTCGAACAGCAGATAGTGCTTATCAACAGGGCAGACATTGACTTAACGGCTTCGGTTGTTGACTCTACATTGTCAAGCTCCGCTGGAACTCACAAGGTGACTTCATTGGTGTGCAAAGCAGGAAAAACAGGCTACGAAATATCTTCATACAATGACAAGAGATTGCTGCTTGCAGCGTTCAATTTGAATCGTAACGAAGACGGGCCAAACGATTACACTCACTCAATTAACATTCGAGCATTCGACCTCTCAGAAGAGACATTAGTTTTCTTGAAAGGTTTGGGCGAGGGTGCTGAAGTTGTAGCTGTAATTCAGTACAATGACAAGGGAGCGTTGAGTGCAAATGCGTTCGGTGTTTACGGATTCTCTAAGGGATTGAAGGTCGGTGAAATGGCCTACAACTCTAACGAGAATAAAGGAATGACGATGATTACTTTGGCTTCACAAGAGCCAGACCTAGAGCCGTTTCCTCCGATGTTGTATTTCGACACAGACTATGCCACGGGCCTAGCTGCTTTTGAAAACAAGTTCGCAACAGCTTAATGAGCGTTGATGAATTGATACTATATTCCGCTAAAGAGGTCAGGGCGAATCCTGACCTCTTTAAGGAATATATAAGACTATACACAGAGGAGATTGGGAAGAAACCGAACTGCGCTACTTGCCAGTTTTCGGGAACATATGAGAGGTGGGTTGGCAATCATTCAACAGCCTCTAAAAAATTAAATAAGATGTCCAATAATACATTTACGCTGATTAAGACTAAGAGAGCAATCGTAGTTCCATTTACGGGAGGTCAGGTTATCAATGAGGACGCTACAGATGACCTAGTTAGGTTGTATCTCGACCAAGTTCAGGGAGCTGCTAGGGTTGTTCGTGAAGCTAATTTCACTAAGCTACCAGACGAGCCAAAGGCAGTCGAAATTTCAGCCGTGCCAAAGGCAAAAAGACCAAGGAAAAAGGTGAGAAATGGCAAGGGCTAGTATCATCGAACTCTTTTCTAGGGCGATTACAATCGTAGATAGAAAGACGAAGGTATGGAGCAATGGCGATGATGACCTATATCCATCTAGGATTCGTTTGGTCAAGCAGAACAGCGTAACAGCTACATCTGCGTGTCAGATAATGTCTCAATTCATACTAGGCTCAGGGCCATCAGTTGACTACATAGTAAACAAGCGTAAGAACTACAGTTTATACGACATAGCTGAGATGGTAGCTGATGACTTGGCAGAGCAAAAAGGCTGCTTCATTCATGTAAACTACGACATTGAGGGCATACCTAATTACATTGATGTTCTTGATTATTCGAAGTGCAGAATAGCCAAGGAAGATGACCTTGGATATAGAGGTTGCATCTACTATTATCCAGATTTGAATAAGCGAAAGGAATTTAAAAAGTTCTATCCATTTAATTCAGATAAGAAAATAATACTAGAGCAACGAAGGAGAGATGCGGGCAAGAGCGATGACTTGACAGACTTGGTAAGCAGGTATAGAGGTCAAGTTTATTTCTTGAATTTAGAGCCGAATAAGGAGTATCCTCTTAGCTTCCTTGACCCTGTCTATAATGATGCGGATTCAGAGTTCAGAATTTCAGAATTTAAGAACAGCAGCGCAAGAAAGGGATTCATAGGTAAAGTCATCGCAACTGTACTGAAAACCGATGACCAAGTCGAGGCAAGAAAAATGGATACTGCTTTGTTGAAGATGCT